AGCCTTGCTGTGTGCTTCATGTAATCGCCGATGTTGAACTGGTAATAGTGCATTACTCTTCCTCTCGATCTTCTTCCTTGCTAAATGTCTGTCGAAGCATCTCTATGTTGGAAAACTCAACACTGAAATTCCTCAATCTTGCTGTTCTGCATGTCTTAATTGCTGATTCCACGCTTGAGAACCCCCTGATCCCACCTCGCTGCAAACCTAGCGCGAAGTCCTCGCCAGCTATGTTTATAAAGATCCCATATGGGCCACCGCCTTTCCTGATTGATTTTATTGTGACATCGCAGATGATTGGAGATAGCTCAATTCCAAGCTGTTCAGCTTTAATCTTCTGTGATTCATCAATGGCGACGATTGCCTTTATCTCGTTAAGTTGCTTGCAGATCACTTGTGATACCCCTCTCGTTTGTTTCGTAAAATCTACCAGAGCAAAATATCAAGGTCAAACAATTTATTTATCAAAAGGCGTTGCATTGATTTGTGGAGGTGCTACTATGACCACATCAACGGCAGGGCCGGATAGCAGGAGAGAGTGATGGCTGACATCCTAAACATGGAGCTAATAAACAGTCTTCCTCAGCCTTTTTACATAAGGCTTTTGGGTGACAAGAAAATAATGTGGCCAGTTGAGTCAATATGCGTAGAAACTGGAATGGCAAGAATTGATGTTTGCGGAATGTTGCAGGCAACTCACATTAGTGAGTTTTCATTTATGCAAACCGCAGACGGCGACGTTATTGATATTGAATCCTTATACCTATAAGCAGGAGAGAGTGATGAAGCAATATTTGAAGATGGCGGATGTGTTTGCAGATTCAGCAAAGAAAGGCTCTAACTTGGTGTGTGGTAAGACTCTTGTTGCTAAATTTGTTGATGGAGTGGAGTGCGAATATTCCGTTCACGCCATCAACTCACACGATGAGCTGGTGCAGATGAACCAGGAGCTGCTGGCGGCTTTGAAGCAGGTCGTTGGTGATGTAAGAGCTCTAGCGGATCACAGTTACGGAGTGCATGGATTGCACCAGAACGGTGATTTGGCGCCTTGGAACAGTCTTTTTTCTGGTGGTTTTTTTGAATCTTGGTTGTTAAGCGTTGATGATGCTGATGCTGTCATCGCAAAGACCGAGGGCGGTGCAGCATGAGCAACCGCAAGACGCAATTCCAGCGCGATTGGCTGGAGGCGAACTGGGACAAGTTCGTGGCCGAAGGTATCGAAGACCCAAGCGGCCGACTGCTGACAGTATCCGCCGCGCTTGAGTTGACCAGGCTGGAAAGCAACCAGATAGACGCAGCATTTCGCCTGGGAGCCTGCGCCACTCACGAAGCTATCGAGATTATCGCCAAGGCATTCCTGCTGGATGTGGTAGTGGATACGCTGTGGGATGAGCATTTGGCGGGAGAGGCTGAGTTCGGCAGGGAGTTGTCATGGACAAGAACAAGCAAGCAGCCCTAGCCAGGGCGCTGGAGCAGATTGAGCGCGGAGCTGCATCCTCGCCAAACGTGATCAGAGTTAAGATGCAGGGTGAATCTGAGCTGCCGCCTGATGGATTGCGGGAGGAGCTTGAATCGACTCTAGGTGGTTCGGTTTCGATAACGTGGCAGCAAGTAACAAAGCGCGACATCCCGCGCACAAATAACGGGGAGATCACAGATGGAGTTTCAGCGGAACAACGATATTACGAAGAGGCCGCAAGGCGCGGAGCAAGAACAGGGGATTGACCCAGTAATGGCATTCTATCGAGAGTGCGCAGAGCGATCAGGGGTTGATCTTAAAGATTGGCTGGATAGTGAGCCGTTCTGATTTCGACAGGTAAAGCATATTATCCGTTTATGTGGCTAACCTTATCAGTTTGTCACATAAACAAGCGGGAGAGACGTGATGGCAATACCAATAATGATCCTGGGCGATAGCGGAAGCGGAAAGACGCGATCGGCTAAATCCCTAAAGCCAGAAGAGACGCTGATAATTCAGCCAATAAAGAAGCCGCTTCCATTCAGATCATCAGAGTGGAAGCCATGGGATAAGGATGCAAAATCAGGCTCTGTTTTCCGGTGCGACAAGTACCAAATAATCAAGAAGTGGATCGACGGCGCCGAGTCGATGGGCAAGAAATACATTGTCATAGACGATGCTCAGTACATCATGCTCAATGACGAACTGCGCCGCAGTGATGAGGTTGGCTTCAAGAAGTTTGTGGAGATGGCAAAGGATTACGTGGATCTGATAACCCACATCACCAACCACGACTCAAACTTGATCGTTTACTTCATGACGCACACCGAGACGCAGGACGATGGTCATATCAGCGCCAAGACTACAGGAAAGATGATACGCGAGAAGGTAGTGCTTGAGGGGCTGTTCAGCATAGTTTTACGATGCCAGGTTAAGGACGGTCGCCACTTCTTCTCTACCAAGACCAACGGATTTGACTGCGTAAAGACCCCAGAAGAGATGTTTGATTCTGACCAGATAGAAAACGACTTGGGCATTGTTAACCAGGCTGTTATCGACTACGGATATTTCAACTAACAATTGCCGCCGTCATGGCGGCTTATGGAGAAAGTAATGAACAATGTAATTTTCCAGTATGACCAAGATTCCGCCCTGACTTCTGGCGCATCCAACTACATCACAGAAGGCGGCCCTTACGTTGGCGCCATTGCTGAGGCAAAGTACGTGTTCGGCAAGAATGGTAAGCAGTCTGCTGGCCTTGAGTTCACCCTGTCCACTGATAGTGGTGAGGCTAAATACCTGTCCGTTTGGTATCAGAAAGCTGACGGCACGGTAAACCAGTACGGCTACTCCCTGATTCAGTCGATGATGGGGTTGTGCAAGCTGAACACGCTAACCCAGCAGGCAAATGGTGATTACTCAATTGCACCCGAGTTCACTGGCAAGCAAATTGGCCTGCTTCTGCAAAAGATCCTCACCAGCAAGCAGGATGGATCCGACTCCTACAAGATGGAGATCAAGTTGGCATTCCTTCCGCAAACACGCCAGACGCTTAAAGAGGCGATTGGCAGGGAGCCTGCCGTTGTTGTTGATCAGTGGGCTGCCAGCCTTACCGTCAAAGATGAGCGCAAGAAAGGCCAGTCGCAAGCCGCAAGCTATCACCAGTATGATGACATCCCTCAAAACGATTCAGATCTTCCGTTTTGATGACAAGGCCCGCCATGTGCGGGCTTTTCATTTCGTGACATAAGCCACAAAAACACCTTGATAGTAACCAATTCAGCCAGCACCAGGCGGCCTTTTTCATCACAGATGGATAATTTATGAGCAATATGTTCGCGGTGTTCAATCGGCAGCCTGCAACAAAACAAAAATAATACACAAAGCGCCTTGCTATTTATTGCGGGGCGTTTTACATTGAAGGGGTCAACAACGCAGGAGATGCACAAATGACAACCAAGACAAAAACCTACCGCATAAGCGGCACCAATCGCCGCACCGGGAGATTTGAAACAGCCAACGTGCAGGGCGCAACACCAGAGCAGGCTCGCCAACTCATGAGCATGACCCACTGCCGCATGGTGGTGTTGGATAAGCGCGGGGTGGAGCTGTGAGCCAATTTGTCGAAGTGAAGACCTCCGAGCTTGTTGGCCAGGTGCTGGACTGGGCGGTGGCTCAGGTGGAAGGTGTGCCGTGTTACACCTGCCCTAACTCCCCACAGAAAACGCAGTTTGTAGATGACGAAGACTGCCCATTTGGACGCTATATCTACTCACCAAGACAAAACTGGGATCAGGGAGGGCCGCTGATTGAAAAGTACGATGTGCGCCTGAATAAAACCACTGATGGGAAATGGCATGCTTCGACCGATGGATACATCATGGGGGAAAATCCTAGCGAAAATAGCAGATCAGCACTCATCGCCATCTGCCGCGCTATCGTTGCCGCCAAACTTGGCGACGTGGTGCAGGTGCCTGTGGAGCTGGCGGGGGTGGCTAAATGACCCTCGAACTCCGTCCCTCCAGCAGTGAGGCATTCGCCGAGCGCCTGCGCAGTGCCGAGGCTCGCCGCAACCAGGAGATGGCCAATCCCTGCCGCCGCCCTCGCGCCACCGACATGGCCGCCGCAAAGCGCCGCTGGGATCTGGAAGAACAGCAAGAGATGCGCCGCATTGAGCGCGAACACAAGGAGATTTGGGAATGAACGATAAGAAACAGCTGGCGGCTATGGGCGAGCACATAGCAGAGCAGCCCATGTGCATGGCAAAGCGCATAGAGGAGCTGGAGGCGCAGGTGCGGGTGATGGCGGAGTTACTGCGGGAGGCTGCTCCAATGATCTCTGGGTACGGAGTCTGGATACACAACGAGGCCCATCGAGATGAAGATGATGCGGAGTCAGAGAGAGCATTCGACCTAGAAGAACGCATCTACGCCGCTCTGGCTGGCAATCTACCTTCAGCAACAGTGCCAGAAGGCTGGCAGCTGGTGCCGGTGGAGCCGACTGTAGAAATATCGGATGCCGGCGCAAGGTATGACGAAGAAAACTACGCAGATCCAACGTATGGCGGTCTATACCGCGCCATGCTCGCCGCCGCACCCAAGCCGGAGGCCGAATGAACTTCGCAGAAGCCCTTGCCAGCGCCGAGGCGCAATACCAGCAGCAGCGGGTGGCCTATGTCGCCGCCCTGTCGCCGAAGCATCTGGAGGCAACCAATCGTAACACGGCGAAGCCAAGGCCGACAGGACGCCACATCACTATCGAGCGGGAGCGCGGATCCGTGGTGTACAGGTCACAGTGTCCGTATGTGGGGATCACCAGGCTGATCAAGGGGGCGCGGTGACACAACAAAACATCGACCAAGAGATCTACCGGCAGCGCCTGATCGACTATGTGAAGGCCAACAGCAACAAAAACGAGCAACAAGCAATCGATTATCTCGACCAAAACTGCCCGGAATGGCGCCAGGGTGTGGCACCGGAAGCCGGAGTGGTTGAGGTGGCAGAAACAGGAGACCAAGAAGAATGACCATCATCTACATCGCCGGGCCAATATCCGGCATCAAAGACCACAACCGCCATCTGTTTAACATGGTAGCCGCCGAGCTGACCGAGCAGGGGCACAGTGTGCTGAATCCAGCAACCCTTCCGGACGGCCTGAGCCAAGGCCAGTACATGCAAATCTGTCTGCCAATGGTGGCGGTGGCTCACGAGTTGGTGATGCTTCCGGGCTGGGAGCAATCTGAGGGGGCTTATATCGAGTTCCTTCTTGCCAAGAAGTCGGGCAAGACGATCAGGGAGTTGGGTGGGCGCGTTTTGCATGAAGGCAACCAAGGAGAAGGCAATGAGTAACGAAGCAGATCTGGACTGGCTGGCGAGGAATGTGCATGTGTGGCCAGAAGGTAAGCGTGAGGCTTTGGTTTGCTGGCCACGCAATGTGGATACGCTAATTTGGAGTTCCGTCTTATCGGATGCTGGCTGGATAACCAAAGAGCAGTGGCTCGCCCGCCGCGCCGAGCTGCAGAACAAGCCGGCCGAGTGGCCAAAACGCGCCAACTGGCTCGCACAACACGATGACGGCGAGTGGACATTCTACTCAGACAGCGCGGACAACCCTCCTCAACATCGCCCGGATGGGAATTGGTACTCGGACGATGTCGCAGTCAAGGGTGACATGGAGAAACTCCTTGATGAGCTAAATGACATTGATGAGAGTATATTTGGCGACGGATTCATACCTAAAGATGCAGCAACAGCCAAGCAACCAACACCAAAAGGCAGCGGAAACCCCATACTTGGCATGGTGCTTACCGACCTAACCAACCGCGCACTGGAAGGCAAAGAGAAGTACGGCGAGCCATTGTTGGCGCACAACGGACGAAATCCGCTCTGGGATGCGTACCAAGAGGCGCTAGACTTGGCGATGTACCTTAGACAGGCAATTGAGGAGCTTGGCTAATGCACCGCTACTACCATTCAGTCCTTCCAAACTGGAATCCAGCGTGGATGCTGATACCGCTTGCTGTGTGGGCGATACTGCTATCGGTGGCACTGTCGCTGCCAGTGGCTTACAGCGAGCCAGGAGTGCGCCATGCGCTGCCAGATCCACATGTCCCGCAATGCTACGCAATCGACTGGCGCAGCGGACAGTATTGCGAGTTTCGTCCGGCGAATCTTAGACAAGGGAATTAAAGCAAGAGCGAGCGTTGACAAAAACAACAGGTCGGCATAGCATGAAGTTGCTGATATGTGTTATCCGTTCCTGTTGTTGTGAAATATCCTGTTGCTGTGCCATTGCTCTTTGATTGCGTGTTATCTCCTGTGATAAGCGAAAGCCCCTCGATTAGGGGCTTTTTTTTTATTCGGCGCAAGCACTGGCCATCTTTCATTTGCCATAAAGGCCTCCTTGGTTGAGATCAAGTAATACCACTCCAAATTACAATCAGCCCTATTCGAATATGTTGTCGGGTTTAGAGTGTCAAGCTGTTGTGCGATAATCCTCCCATAGAGGAGATGAGGATCCACGATGACGCCTACCCCGCCCAGCCATGACCTGCAAGGAGCTTACCAGCTTGGCAGGATGGCCGAAGCCCTTTCACAGAACACCGTCACCCTGACCAAGTTGGTCGAGGCAGTCGATGAGAATTCCCGCAGCACCGCCAGGCTTGCCAACAGGCAGGACAGGATGGAGCAGACCATTGAGCAGATCCAGGCGGACCAGCGCAAGATGATCAATATCGGCATGACCGGCCAGTCCACCGAGGCCGACGTGCGCAAGCGGCTGGAGTGGTTGGATCGCAAGTACCAGGAGGAGGTCAGCGCCAATGGCGTAAGGGATCACGGAAAGAAGGTTCTTTATGGTGCCATTCTTGTTGCCCTGTTCTGGTTCATGTTTGCCCTCGTCAAAGATGCAGCCGTTGCAGAAGTTGCAACGCAGATCAGTAATCAAACCGAAAACAGCAATAAGGGATAACCATGCAACCACTAACCACAGCGCAGCGCTGCGCAGCCATCATCGAATACGCCATCAACCCCGCCATGGCCCTACTGCCTCCCAAGATGACCAGCGACAAAGCAACAGTGATGTTGCTCGCCATTGGCCTGCAAGAAAGCCGACTGACCCACCGCAAGCAGATCGGCGGCCCCGCCAAGTCCTTCCTGCAATTCGAGTCTGGCGGCGGCGTGAAGGGGGTTATGACCCACTCTGCATCCAGCGCTTCCGCACAAAGCCTGTGCCAGGCCCTAGCCGTTCCATTCGATCGCCCCGCCATATTCCAGGCCATGGAGTTCAACGACGTGCTGGCGTTCGGGCTGGGTCGATTGCTGCTCTACACCGACCCAAAAGCGCTGCCGGAAATCGGTGATGCACAGGCAGCGTGGGATCTGTATCAGCGGGTTTGGCGCCCGGGCAAGCCTCACCGCCAAACATGGGATGAACTCTACACTGTAGCATGCAAGGCGGTGACATCATGAACTGGATGGACATAGGCAAGCAAGCAATCCAGATGGGGGCGCCGATCCTCGGCGGAGCCCTTGGCGGCCCGGCAGGCGCGGCGGTGGGGGCATGGGTGGCGGGCCAGTTCGGAGTCACCGACCCTACCCCCGCCAACATCATGGCTGCCATCAAGGCAGATCCTGATGCTGCCTTTAAGCTGCGCGAGGTGGAGCTGCGCCACCAGGAGCGCCTGATCGAGCTGGAGAATGACCGCTTCCGCATCGAGACGGCAGATGTGCAGGACGCCCGCAAGGCCCATCAGCATCACTGGATGCCTTCGGTGATCACCATGGTGATGTGCGCTATGTTCGGCAGCATCGTAGGAGCACTGTTCATCTGGGCCATACCCGGTGAAAACAAGGACATCGTGGTTTACATGGCAGGGCAGGTATCAGGGATACTCACATCATGCGTGACATACTGGGTTGGTTCAACCAGGGCGAGTGCAAATAAAGACTCGCTAATACGGCGGTGACTGGCACCAGAGCCCGGTGTTCGCGTAGAAAGAAAAGCTGACGTGCAAGACCTGCTGATTGAATACTGCAAAATGAAAAAGCCCCTGTGAAGGGGCTTTTTACTAAGTCGGAAAGAATGCTAGTTGCGTTTAACTTATCGCTACCCAGTCATTAACTGTGGCAGTACCTGTGGCCTTGTACCAAACCTTGGCAGTCTGATCGAAACACTCCTGCCACAAATACAGAGGCACGACTTTTCCAATGGGCGAGCTAGTGCGATACACAATGAATGACCCAATATTGGTCTTGGGGACTTCGTGCCAATTGCCGTCAGTATGCTTGAACAGTTCAACCGCCTCTCCGACTGCAAGAGGGCGGACTGCCAATTCATTCCCACCCTGCCAAGCAATGTTGGAGTTTGACAGGTTGCGCTTGGCTTTTCCGTCTCCCACCAGCGTAATTCGCTGGCCGATTAACCCGCCGGAAATACTGTTGATGGTGTAGGGATCTGGCAGTTCGCTGAACAATGTGAGCATGTTGAGATTAAACGCATTGATGGCTTGGCTGGCTGCCAGTGAGGGACTTTCAACGTTGCGGGCATTTTCGATGATGACCCGTCCATCATAAGTTCGAGCAGCATCCCGGAATATCGCTTCCGAGGCAGTAAACCCACTAGCATTGATGATCCGATTGACGATGACGGTGGCATCATTGTTGATGGCCTGCACCCGGAACAGGGTGCCAGTATCAGAAGTGGCGTTTAGGTCGCCAATGCGAATGTTGGCCTCATCGGCATACATGCCACGAACGTTGGTGCCACCCTTTGAATCTAACACTACAGTCATCGTGCCAATACTGCATTGAGCCCCAGTGTCACAACGCAATGGGGCCAAAGCAGAGGCATAACCGGCGTCTCTTGCTGTCAGATTGGCCTTGTACTTACCGACAGTAACATTTGCCCCACCACGCACATCAAGGAAATAGGCATTAGCAACTGCCGAGCCATTTTGTGTTATGACTGAATTAACAATCAGCAGGCCGATATCAACAGTGTAATGACCGCTAAACGCAATGCGGCGACCATTGCTAGTCAGCTCACTGGCGATGGCAGTGTCATCAACATAGATAGCTCCAAATGTTCCCTCACAAATCTCCACACCAACATCACGACCCTGAATCCATACCGGTTCCTCATCATACCCAGACAGAATGAAAGGGGCCTTTTTGATGTTTTTAAAGACAGTAACTCCACCATGGAATTTTTTGGACGGGCTGACTGTCGGAACGCCTGAGCCAGCAGTACCGATACTGATACATTCAGCACGGCAAATACCAGAAAGCACAGCTTTCTCATACCCAACGCCATCGCTGGCAGAGAAATAGATCAGATGGTCAGTGAGCGAGTTTTCCGCTTCGAATGTACCGTGATCTTGATTTGAACCCGTCAATACCACGTTAGACCGGATGGTGTTAATGATCTTAACCTTATCGAAATGACAACCTTTTCCGTCTTTATACCTGTACCCGTTGGTTTGGTAGCGGGAGGTATAGATACCATGCGACTGAGGTACGCCACCAATATTCACCCAGCTGGCGAAGTCCGACATGTTGTTCTGGTAGTTACCATCGACAACGCCATTGATAATTGTTGAGTACTCATCCTGCTCAAGAAGAGTTCTACGTGATGCCCCGGCATTGTCTTTCAACCGCAGAGTTTTACCGCCCAAATCCAGTGTCACGTACTTGGGCACATACAGCTCTGCGCCACGGATGTTATAGATCGGGTTGGTAAGTTTTACGATGATAGCCCCACTCAAGAGTGCGGCCTTAATACAGTCAGTATCGTCAAGATATTCGCTGCGCCATGCTTCCACGTATCCTTCATTTTTACGCAAAAGGCGGTGAGACACATCAACAAACCCCCCGCTCGCCGGGTCTGTCCCAGCGGCAACAGGTCCAGCCGGGCCGGTGTAGCCCTTCCCGATAGCCAAGTCGATGCCGATATCATTCGGATTGACGATTGTGAACCCCGCCTGTAACGTCCCCACGACGTTGTAACCCGCCTCCGCATAGCTGCGACGGTAGAGCTCCATCATCTGGAGATCTGGACGCGACCACCCGTCCCCGCCGGTATTTGGGTTCGTCTCGTTTCCGGCAACGGCATTTTGAAAGACGGACACTCCATCATCGCCGATCAGAACTGCGCCGAGAGGGTAGCCACCAATGGCGGAGGCAAAGGAAGAGTCATACGTGGGCTTGCCCCCGGCCTGCATGTATCGGATCGCGGCCGTCACATCAAACAGGATCCCGTTGAAATCCATCCCTGATGGAGGGATGCCGCCAGACGCCTTTGGCAGCATGGTTCGCTCAGGGAATCCCTTGTCGAACCCGGCCTTTCCAGTTGTGTTGTTGGCGGCTTGAGGAATGGCGTTCTTTAGTCCGCTATCTGCGAACGGAACTGGGATCTTGCTTGGCTCAACTATCGACATGATTTACCTCTAATTTTTTCCATGAATATCTTTGGCGATCAAAATCCGATCGCAAGCCAGTATGACGCCAGTCCGGCCGCAGCAACTGGCCCAGATGCACCAGTAATGGTCCTGGAGACAACAGCCATATTTGTGTTTGTCACCCCGGCAACACCATAAGACACGGCTGTGGTAGACCCCCAAGCGCTACCAATGCGCTCGCCTGCTATGGCAAAAAGAACTGAGTTCGGGAACGCTCTAGGGAATGTGACGCTTGATTGCCCACTAGCGAAACTTGTCGTTCTTCCCCACTGAATGATTAGCCCCCCATCAACGTCAGGTATCCTGATGCTGTCGCTTTCGGCGAATGTCCTCTTTGGGAGGTATTTTAGCGGGAAGTTTACCCACCCAGAGGCAGAGAGCGAGTCTGGGTTTGTTGTGTTTCCATCAACCTCGCTTTGCCACACAGTGACACCATCAACCCCTATCAGCATTGCACCTTTCTTGTACCCAGATATTGCAGTAGAAAAATCAGAACTGAATGTAGGAAGGGCGCCAGATTGAACGTATTGTATCGCCCTGGTTATGCTGAATAGGATGCCATTGAAGTCTTGGCCCCAGGGGGGTATTCCTCCAGCGGCCTCTGATGCCATGTTAATGGAGGAGAAGCCAACATCAAATCCTGCCTTTCCTGTCACAGGATCTGCGGCTTGTGGGATGTCGAAGCGGGTCCCGCTCTGCGACCACAAAGTGGTGTATTTGTTCGGTTCAGAAACAGGCATCTCGCCCTCCGATTTCGTTGTTACGCATTGTAAAACACACCCTGATCGAACGGGTCGTAATCATAACCGCCTGGAGACTTAGCCTCGGAAAAGCCGAGTGTTTCAAGTGGGATCTCAGCCACGCTCACAAGCACGCCCCCAGGCCTTGGTAGGGAGTCAGAGTTTATGACCGACTTTTCCCACGGCAGCGGCTCAAACTCGAATGTGTAGCGGATCTCCATGCCTTGCAAGTCATTGACCCAGCACCTGCCTCGGCCCGGGAAAAGCTCCTGCAGCATGCGGTTCAAGCTTGGCACGGTGCAATCCGATATGTTGGTTAGCGCCTTGGCTAGTATGAGCAACCTGAACGCAGTATCTTCCAACTTGAACGTGATGGTGTCCTTTTTCCCGTTGAACAGGGTTCCGTTGTTGAACGTTCCCCACGCAGGCGGAGTTTCACTGTAGAACCCAAGGTAGAATCCGGCGTCAACCTGCAGATATCTCCCGCCATCAAGCCCAACGATCCTACCCCAGATATCAAGGCCGAACCCCTGCGCGGTATCGACGTTCCACACCACGTTGTAAAACTCATCAGTCCACGTCGCTGAAAAATACTCAGTGTGATAGCTGATGAGCTGCTTGATGCGAGGGGATGCAGCGTATTGGCGCATGGGGATCATACCAGCACCACCTCGATGTCAGACATGGCGATAGTGGGGGCCTGGTCTATCCCTACAGCCACAGAGTCAAGTGTTGCTGTAGTGGTTCCAACTTTCACGGAAAGAACCTGCACAGAGTTGGAGATCTGAGCGATAGGCCCATAATAGTTGGATGCAAATATCTCGCTCCCAATTCTGGCCCGCTGGAATCCGTTGAGCCCGTTGAATGTCTCCACCACCGACTGCTTGACCAGATCAGTGATGTTGGCTGGGAGTGCCGGGCTGCTTCTCAGGCTGACCGAGAACTTTATTGGCAGTGATGCAGGCCTCTCCCAAGAGATGGTGTATGTCGGATATGGGAAAGCCACGCCACTCTCGCTATCTTCAACCGTGATCGAGGTGTTCCCGGTCAGGTTGCATCCTCCATCCTTCTTCTTGTAGATGGCCATCCCTACATCTTCATCTGTACCACCAACCACGGCCACGTATACGCAGTGGGCCGGGATCTCGAATGCAGTTGGGCCAACTGCGACCGGTGAGCCAGTGAAATTATCATATGCGTAGACGTCAATGACCCCCGGCACGTCCCACACAGAGCCACGAATAGCCGCCGCCGAGCCGTGCGCGTTCTTGGCTACTGACGCAAATCGGCGAGCCTCGAACTCCGCTCGCGATTCGACATTGGTTCCGGTTACTGCTGCCCCTGCGTTGCTGATGGCGTCCCAGCCAGGCGATGCTTGAGCGATCCGGTTTAATTCTCCGATCCCGAGCTGGACGGGACCCGGTGTGGTGCATGCAAATTCAACCGTGGCCACACCACCGATCGGGAATGTCACTGAACCGCTGGATGCCCAGTATAGGCCGTTGACGTCGCGAGCCAAGGCGCCAGCAGACAGTATCGCACCTGGCTGACCGGTGACGGTGGCCAGGACCACGGAAGAGGTTGCGCCCTTGCGATCAAGGAAGTAAATCCGGCCTATACCGTCCTGCATGCGCCCCTCGCTTGTCGCCGGGTCAACCCCGGCGATCACTGCCGCCACAGCGGAATTTGCGTCCGTGATGTTCTGGGTCAGGTTGTCGGCAAGGTGGGCCTGCGGCGTGGCGCTGCTTGTGACGTTCAGATTGCCGCCGAATGCCACGTTGTAGTCAGTGAGCACCCCGGTACGGATGGCCGTGGCCTGCGGTACGGTGATGCCCTGATAGGTGATTGTTAATTTTGGAACGCTAGACATTGATGATTGTCCCGTCGGTCAGTGTGACTTGGATTTGCCCGGTAACGCCTCGGGCCTGGTCATAGATGAGTACAGGTGTGGCCGACGCCACATCAGGGACGCGCAGCGCCTCCTGCTGGTACCATGCCGCTAGGGTGGCTTGCGCCGGTCTCTGGCCAAGCACCGACTGCTCATAGGGGATGCCGTCATCGGTGCTGTAGGGGGCTTCGCCGCTCCACAGTAGCGACTGGCTGGCCACGTCCTGCGCCACAGAGTAGGCCGACGAAGACAGCGCAATACTGCCAGAGGCATCAACATCCAGATCCCAGGTGGCGGAGTTTAGAAACATTGTGTCCATCAGTTCGCCTTCGTCAGTGTGGTGAGCTGGCCGGATCCCATGGTTTGGTCTGGGGCCGGGCCACTTCCGTGGGTATGGGTGTTCGCCCATTCCAGCATGCGTTCATCAACCAACCTGCGCACTTCCGAGCCAGTGTCCCCAAGTTTAACACCAGATGAGTTGTGAACCAAAATCCCGCTCTGGGTGATCTGGATGTAGCTGGTCGGGGTGCCATTGAGGAAGCCGCCCAGATAGAGCGCATCACTGAAATCGTGTGATCGCCAACTGCCTGGAGGGGCAGCATCCTTTACCGACTTCACTGCCGAGATGTCACGGGAGCAGAAACAGGCCATGCCAATGTCGCCCGGCGACGGATCCACGATCACCGCATTGGTGCCACCCTGCAGGCGGAAATATGGCACGTTGCTGATGGTGCCGTGCTGCACGGTGTTACCCTGGCCGTCCACCATGTCCACCAGCACGGTGATGTCCACGAATCCTACCGGCGCAAGGCCGGCATTGCGCACCGCCATCACTCGCACAGGTAGGGCCGTTTGCAGTTTGAGCATGGACTGCTGGATGGCGAAGTTGAGGCCGTTCTGCTCGCTGTCGAAATCTGACGGCAGGGCCAGTGGGCTGTTAATTTCTGCCATTAACGGGTCCTCACAAACTGGCTGATCGCATTTGCATTCACGTACATGAACCACGCTCCGCCCGGGGTTTCGCAATCCAGTGTGATCGCCACGCTGCGCACGTACCAGTTGCCGGCGCATGGGGTGACGCTGGTTTCCAGCTTGATCTGGCGCCCCCGGTAGATGCCCGGGTCGTACAGGCACATGAAATCAACCCCCAAGTGTGTTGGAGTCGGCCACCCCACCAAACCCAGCTCGCTATTCATCACAACCGGTTCTTGGTTGCGCGGCGTGCCGATTGGCGCGATGGCGATCAGGCCTTCCGATGGCTCGATCCACAACTGGCAGCGGGCCATGTCGCACAGGGTCCGCAGTTGGTTCAGGTAGGAGCCGCTCAGGTAGGAATCCGACACGGTGGCGTCAACCCCATTATCTTCCAGCTTTAGCCCTATCCTCTTGCACAGCTCTCCGGCGATGGCGGACACCTTTTGCGGCCCAGGCCATGAGGTCGGCGGGTTTGCGTCAACGGATGATTGCAGGGACTGGTACGCCTCGATCATGAACGACACATCCGGAGCCCCCATGTAGTCAGCGTAGGCGCTGCCGATGGTGCCAAGGAAAAGCGTGTTGTATTTGCCATCTGGCCCGGTAGCCTCAACCAACACTTCGTTGCGCTGCAGCTCGGTGTTGACGTAGTTGATGATGGTCAGGCGGTTCATGACATCTTGCGCCAGGCCCTTGATTGCGATCCGCGCCGTTGCGAACTGCCAGCCGCCGGGAGCGTTTATCTGCACGGACGAGCGGAACCCCTCATAAACAACGGTGTCCGGCTCGCCGGGGCCAGCGAATGACCCGGTTCGCATCTTGAAGGTGAACCTCAAGCCTCGCTGTTGAAAAGAAGTTGCCACCGGCTGCCCCATCCTGTGTAGTCGGGCGCATCATCGCCCTGTGTGTCATTGACTGCGATATCGCCGATGAATCCAGTGTATGGCACCCGAAGGATTGCCGACCTGTTGACCATCAGAACAGTGTCGCATAAGACCTCGCCAGCCCATGATGCGCTCAGGTACTGGCGTCCGCCAAGCTGGCGCAGGTACAGCGTCACCGGTTGGCCGGCAAGCGTGACCTGCACGGTCTGGGCTGGCACGGCGCGCAGGGGGATTTGTTCTATTGCCATAGGCTCCTCACGATCCAAAGGTGTCCGTCGGTGCTGTTACCTGGGAGTCCCACTGAATATCCTTCACCGGTTCGATGGCCTCACCAAGCTGCACCCTGGCGGTGGGCGTGGGCGGGACGTTGTTCGGATCCGCTATCTTGCTGTTGCTGTAGACCACTTGGGTCTCCCTGACTTCCTGCATCATCAGATCGGCGACAATCATCCCAGCCCCGCTGGACGCCCCGCGCAGTATCCGATATTCGACCAGCGTGTAACCGCTGTATCGCTTCTCTGGCATGACGATATCCCACTGGGTGGGCAGGTTCAGATTCTCTTGCAGCCAGTCGGTGATATACGAGCGGGTCGAGGCGCGACCTTCTTTTGTTACCCGCAACATCAGCACGCCAGGGTTGCGCACTTTGTTGTAGCTGGTGAAGCTGCCACTCTCGATGGGGTAGCTTGACGCCTCGGCAGATCCGTTGACGCCCATCTCAACGATGGAATCCACCATCACCGGGCCATCCTCCTTGCCCGGCTCGAAGATGCCCCACTTGTCGCCCGGAAACAGCGCAGACCACAGCGACCCGATGGCCGAACTCAGGACGCTGGTTATCGGCGCCGGTATCTTGCCGCTCTTGAGGACTGGAAAGCCAGGTATTCCGGCCATGTTGACTCCTTGGTTTGCCTTTTCAGCTTGCTGTTGGGATTATTGCACAAAGTGTTGCGTTGGGGTATGGTGCACTTGCGGATAGGGTAGCTCCCGAACACCTGTACTCAGGCAGGATTCCGCAAACACTTCAACCTGAGACACTGCTGAGAGGTGAGATATGAATTACCAAATTATTTTGGGCGACTGCCTGGATTCAATGCGCTCCCTGCCTGACCAGTCGGTAAACTGCTGCGTGACCAGCCCGCCGTATTTCGGCCTGCGTGACTATGGCGTGGATGGGCAGATCGGCTTGGAGGAAACGCCAGAACAGTTTATCCAGAAGCTGGTCGAAGTATTCCGTGAGGTGCGCCGGGTGCTGCGCGATGATGGTGTCTTGTGGCTTAATCTTGGAGATAGCTATGGGAAAGGTAAGCAACTGCTAGGAATCCCCTGGAAGGTTGCTTTAGCCTTGCAAGCTGATGGGTGGTATCTACGCCAGGACATTATCTGGAGCAAACCTAACCCGATGCCGGAAAGCGTCCGAGACCGCTGCACTAAGTCACACGAATACATCTTCCTCCTGACTAAATCTCAAAGGTACTACTACGACCATGACGCCATTCGTGAGCCACACACTGGAGAGGCAGCGAAGGCTGTTGCCATAGGATATAAAGAAGTAGGCCAGAGGGGAGTTAACTCCTCAGTGCGGCGTGGACTAACCGATGGTCAAGCAACCCAGTTCTCGAAGAAAGGTCACAGCGGCTATTTTGGAGCAGACGGAAAGTGCCTACTAAATCCGCTTGGTAAGAATAAGCGGAGCGTCTGGAGCGTGCCAACTCAGTCAGTCAAAGGTGCCCACTTCGCGACGTTCCCGCCCGCCCTGATTGAGCCGTGCATACTGGCCGGGTGCCCTGTTGATGGGGTGGTGCTCGACCCGTTCGGCGGCTCAGGCACAACTGCTGGAGTGGCAATAAAGAATGGAAGGCGCGCCATTCTTTGCGAGCTCAATCCAGATTACGCCGAAATGGTTGCTGAAAGAGTAAGGTCGATATCATCATAAATTTAAGCAAAGGGGCACTGCGGCCCCCTTCCTTCACCTAATCCCCGCATCAAACTGCCGCACAATCTCCCCTTTCAGTCCAGATGCAATCCCGCGAGCATCAGTGGCCTGTGTCTGAACCGTGATCTGCCCGATGCTGACCGACGAACTACCACCGCCCCCGCCCTGCGCCATGCTGATACCGCTCAGGATCTGCTGGTCATTCAGGTATGACCTGCCAGCCTCGTGCTGACTGATGCCACGGATTATGGCTGCTGCCGTGGCTGGGTCGTTGAAATTGAGCTGCTGGTTCGGGTCAAGGCCGGTCGTCTTGGACAGCGCGTTGATATAGGCCCCAGTGTTGTTTGCCCCCTCCGGCGCATAGACGCCCATCACCTCTGTCAGGGTGTCAATGCCACGCTTCTGGTAAAGCTGCAACTGGCGGTACAGGGCAGCAACGCCTTCCTCGGTACTCTTGAACTTGGCGAAGGTATGGCCCGCTACCGTCTCACCAACCGTAGCCCCTCGCTGCCCCGCGAACACCAGATTGCCCGGGTTGTTGTGTCTCTCAGCCACCGTGCCGCCTTTCTTGTTGGCGACGGTAGGCCCCATGTATTTCTCGCCCTGCAGCTTGCGGAGCTCTTCATCCTCACCATTGTTCAGGCCGCCAGAGTACAGCAGGAAGCCCAGCGGGGCCGCCAGAGACGCAGCGCCAGCAGCAAGGCCTGCAATGGTGGCGGACAGTGACGCTATGCCGCCAATCACGGCGGATCCGCCAAGCAGGCGCAGGGTCGCCAGAGCCAGCAACAGCGACGTGCTCCACCCTTCCGTTTTCTCGTCCAGCTCGGCGAATATCTCAACGGCACTGGACAGCGGCGGGATGATGACCTCGGCCATCTTGACGAACGAGTCGGCCAGGCGCTCCAGCGATGGCAGCACCTTGATTACCATTTCCCTTGTCAGCTTCTCCAGTCGCTGCTGGGCCTTTATCCAGGTCTGCTCCGCCTTGTATGCGGCGTCGGCGTCCTTCTGACTGAATCCCTGCTGGGCGGCCAGCGTGCTGCGAAGCTCCTTTCCGCCCTTGGCGATCAGGTTGATGGTGCCTTCATCAAAGCCCATTTGCTTGAGAAAGGAGTAACGCTGATTCCGGTCGGGGAATGCCTTCTCGGTGGCGTCGGCAATATCAGCCAGGATGTCCGTCAGAGTCTTGGCCTTGCCGGCTGCATCGGTGACACCCACGTCAAGCTGGCGCAGGTAGGGAGTGATCGCGCTGTCACCCTTCGTGAATATTTCGGTGACCTGGCTGCCCAGGTTCTGCAGGGTGCCAAGAAAGCCTTCCATGCTTCCGCCGTTCAGCTCGCTGGCTTTGCCCCAGCGGTGCATGGTGTCGGCGGAGATGTTCAAGTTTTTGGACAGGCGGGAAAGGTTTGCGCCGGTGGTGACCACGTCGCGAGTGAAGTTGATCAGCCCCTTCCCGGCAGTGAGCACGGCAAAGAACTTGATGGCCGAGCGCTGCATCTGGCCAAAGAACTCGGCAGCATCCTTGCCGGAGGCGGCGATCTGCTTGCCCACCCGGTCGGTTTTCTTGCGGGTGTCGGACAGCCCTTTCTCGGTGTCCTTCATGCCCTGCTGGAAGTCTTTGTTATCCAGCCCCAGGGTCACGATCAGGCTATCAATCACTGTTGCCATGCGGCCTCCTACCCTGCCACGCCAGCGGCGCGCACTCGGGCTGTGTTCAGTTGGTCAATCTGGTGGATCTCGAGCATTCGATAGGCATCATAGGGGCCATAAATCGTCTGCAGTTCGTGGAGAGTGGCGAGCCGTGCTGAAACCAGGGTGGCGATGATGCCGGGGGTGTTTGAATAAGGGGCCATCTCGACCCCCTTTCCGCCGGCCTGCTCGGCGACTGTTAGATCTGCTCTTCGCCACCGGTGGAAAAACCCAGGTGCAGCTCGACGACCGCCTTGCGCAGCATGAAGCGAGTCTTTACGTCATCGATGTCACCATCCAGCAGGGGGCGCGGCTTCTGCGTGGCCGGCACCAGGATCTGGACACATGACATCATCTCATCAAGGAGCGGCTTGGCCTGGTCAGGGTGAACCCCGGCCAGCGCCTTGATCCCTTGCACGGCAAGTTCCCTCATCGGTGCTTGCAGGTTCAGATCCACGTTACTGGATGCCACAGCTTGCAGCGCCCGGAACGCCCACCACTCCGCCGCCTCGGCTGACATCTCGGTGATCATGAACTTCTTGCCGGCATCGCGGCCTTCGGTGATCTCTACAATCTCGGTGCGTCTCATCGTCTCATCTCATCGTCAGTGATGGCCAGCGGTGCGCCAGCCATAGAAAGAATCAAGGCGACCATCTGGCCGCCTTGGGATTATACCAGTGGAGTCGGCAAGATGCTTTCCCAGGTAATCGTGAACGTCCTTGGCTGCAGAGTGCGCTGCGCTGTCGGGATCGAGGTGTGCCGGTTCAGCACGCCACGCGAAAGCGTATAGGACCGCTCGGTGCCCGGCAGGGTGATTACCCCACCAAGGCGGAACACTGTGCGATTGGCGTCCTGCGCCAGCACGATACCATCAAAAATGTCGATGCTGGGAGAGTCGGCCTGCAGGGTGATGGTCTGGGTATACATGCGCGGCACCCAGCCGGCAGACATGACGCCATCAACCCCGAGCACAACCTCCGCTGTGTCCGCCTCATCGGTGGCAAACGCCGCGTCGGCGGCGTACCCCTGGATCTGAGTGGCAGCCAGCGCGAAGTCTGCCGAACTCAGGATGAAAACGCTGTCCGCGCTGGTAATAGTACGAGCCATGGTCGTCTCTCCTTAAAGTACGGCGATTGACGCCAGGGTGATTTGCTGGATAGAGCCGCCGTCCATGTAGAACAGCTTGACGGGCGGACTCTTTCGCTGGCCGCGCACTTGAGCGGTTGCCGGCAGGATCTGCAGGTAGTAGCCCTTGCTTTGCAGGTCGGAGCTGATGTCCAAGCCTGCCTGCTGGGCGATGGTAGCCTTCTGCGAGTTGCTCAACAGTACGCCAGTGCGGATGCTGCCGTTGTTCAGCGCCTCAGTGATAGGGTCTTGGCACCAGGAGCGCAGCAATGTATCTCCCAGCGCGTTGTACGGGGCCGAGTTCACCGACAGCAGGCCATTGAAGATGGCCAGGCGAAGCTGGGCATTCAGATACAGCTGGGCTATGAAGGAGTCGGCCCACTTGAAGCTGGATCCGTTCATTTGGCCGTCGTACATGATGCTGTATTCGTTGCCTTCGCCGCGATCAACATAGGCGCCGTAGTAGCTGGCGTTGTTGGACAGCACTGCGGCGGCGTCCGCCAGGCTGGCGATGGAGGGGGCCACACCAGAGAACTGGCGGCGGCGGCGTGCTCGGCATCACCGTAGATCACCAAAGTGCCGTCGTAGTTCAAGGCGTCCACGATGGAGCCGAACACAGCGGCGTTGTTGGTGGTCTTGTAACCGGCATCGTTATCCCACGCGATGTAGGCATAACCCTTGTTCTGGGTGTTGACCCACTGCGCAAAACCTTCATGCTCGGCCAGGTCACACTCAAACACGGTGGTGAAGGTAGCCCAGTTGTAAGACTGATTCTTGACTCGCGCCATGGCAGTCGCAGGGGTGTCCGCATCCGTACCCTGAGACAGGATGCCAGCTGACAAGCCCAGCGGCTCGGCAGCGGTGCCGGTTGCCTGGGTGATGGTTGAGGTTGCGCCAGTGGTGCCAGAGGTGACAACGAAGCGGGAGGAGGTGGCGTCCCAAGTCACAGCGGCGGAACCGGTGAGCGCGAGGCCGGTGGTCAGCAGGGTGGCGGCATTGGTGAAGCTGGTGGCGGTTGACAGATCAACTGACGCATCAGTGAAGGCCGTGCCGTCGATAGTTACGGTCAGGGTGCCGGTTATCGCCTTGACCTGAGCCAGGGTGAGTGCCAGCACTTGGCCACGCAACCAGGCAGCACGCGCTGCGGCAGCATAACCACCAAAGAACAGCGTGCCGGGCTTTTTGAAGCTGTTATCCGGGCCGTTGAAGTAGAAGCCGGCCAGCTTGTACTGGCCTGAGTTGAACCCGTAGTAGTCGCCGACGCTATCCAGATCAGGAAAGCTCAGCAAGCTTGACACAGGGGTGGTCAGACCATCATCCAAAAACACAGCGTTCAGAGAAAGCGGATTGCCGCCTGTCCCCACCACTGCGGGATTGACCGTCACGATTTGACTTACGGGGATAGGCATCGCTTTCACCAACGGTATCGAACTGCTCGGCAGCCACGTTGATGACTGGATTGTACTGCATTGAGGCGGTTACCGTCCAACGGGCCTCGTACTGCTCCTCGCCGGTGATTAGCGGAGCTTGGATGCCGTCGGAGCAGTACAGCGGCTTGATGTTGTCCGGGAAATTGTCCGGGCCGTAGGAGCTGCGCAGTAGGGTCTTGGCTGTGTCGCACATCTCGCCAGCCTGACCATCGTAAAAGTCGATCTGGACATCAATGCGGGTTGATCGCTGGAAGTCAGCACCAGTCACCATGTCGTAGGTGTTGCGAGTGGTGGCAAGGTCATATTGGCCCATCTCGGTCAGCACGATGCACGGAGGCTCTGGCATGGCGACGCGGTTGACCTGGGCTCGGACTATCTGCGTCCCGGCTGGCATCAGCGGATCCAGAAAATCAGCCAGCGCGGCGATCACGTTGTCGATGGTGATGCTTGGCATGGCGCTCATGCTGCGGCCCCCTGATAAACGATGGCCACCTTGCACCAGTCCGGCCAAGTCTCCAGCACCTTGACCACCAGCCAGCTCTGGCCGTTGAACTCGACCAGATCGCCGCCCTTGCTATCAGGGCGCACCACCCCGGCCAGATTGCCGTACAGGTAGGCCGCGCGAATGGTGCCCTGGATGTTAAGTCCGTCCAGCTGCTTGAGATCTTTCCCGTCCAGCGCCTGGATGTTGGCCCTCCCCGTCTCGACGGTGTAGGCCGGGATCTGGCGGCGCGTGGCCGGGTCGATGGTGTAGCCGCTGGACACCTTTACAGTAACCGGCGTGTTAGGGTTGATGGATTGCGTCGCCGAGTTGGCGATGGCGCGGAGGTTCATTCTTTCACCTCATAGGTGATACTTTTGAGCATGTGGCCGGTCCACTCAAGAGGCTTAGCCTGAGTTCCAGATGCGCCAACCTCTCCATTCTTTACTGCTTGCTGAGCCGCCAGAACGTCCCGAGCCCTGATGTTCTCTGGATGGTTGCCGAATTTCTTTCTCAACATCAAAGTAGTTGGTGAAAGCGCAGGCTCGGTCGTGTTGATTATGCTTTCTCGCAACTGACCCTTTATTAGATCACCCATAGATCCGAGGGTCTTTTTGCCATCCCCTTCATAAATTTTCAGGGCCACACCGATTTGACTGGGCCATGCCCCAGACTTGTCATTAATCATGTTCCGGAAGAACGGGCGCGGCGGGGCAGGGAATCGGCCGCCGTGGCCGAACTCATTCCAGAATGCGACTTGAGCTACCGGCGTGCCATCTGGATAAGTGGCGCCAGACATGAACCCGACATCGACGGAGCCTTGCGCTTTGCCGCCAATCTCAGCCAGTATCTTGGCCAGTTTGTTACCGCCGGTTAGGGTTGCCATGTCAATACCTCGTCGGCCTTGCCACGTAACGGAAGGAGCGAAGATAGGCGGTCGCCTGCCAGAAGGAGGCCCCGTAACTGGTCTGAGTGAACCATGATGCGCCCATGGTAGCGTTGAACTCCAGCGAGACACTGACGCTGCCCTCGGTGGCGCTGGACGTGCGCCCGACAGGGCCGGGCACTCCGCCAGGGTTAAGCGCACCAGACAACTGCGCGATGTGCGCCACCAGGAGCCAGTAAAGTTGCAGCCGCTTCGCCTCGTCCTGCACCGGGCAATCCTCGTTGGCAAGGAACAGCTGCGACCGCACGAAATAACCATTCAGCGTGGCATCTGGCACCGCGCTGAACTCAGGATAAGCCGCCTTGAAGGCAGCCGGGTTAAAGACGACGGCCGCCATTGGTTAAACCCCTTCCGGCTGAGCTACTGCGCGAACCAGCGCCATGATGCCGGTCTGGATGTCGGTCTTGCCGATGACTGCCCAGCGCTGGGGTTCGGCGGCTACAAAGCGCATTAACTCATCGAGGTCGTCGGTCGATGCACCCTCAGACTCAGCCTTTGATTTTAGCTGCTCAAACTCGAAGTGAAGTTTTGCCTCCAACCTGTTTTGCAGTGCCAGCAACTCGGCACCTTTCTCCTTGATGCGGTTCATCAGGTCGATCTCTTCCTGGCTCAGTTCGCGGTATCCGGAGATCTTGCGGTGTTGGTTTTCCATGGGTTAGTCCTCAACCTTCTTCACACCATTGCCATCAGTCGAAACACCCTCAAGGCCGGTCTTTTCCTTCACTCGCTCTTTGGCAGCGGAACGGGTTTTGGACTCGGTAGCCTCAGCGAAGATCGCACCATTGGCGACAGCAGGGAAATCAGCATGCTTGGCAACCCACGCATCCCAGAAATCCTTGTCCACTTCGGTATAGCCGCAATGGGTCGGCTGAATGAAGATCGCGCCGTTCATATCGGCGTTCTGGCCTTTCAGTTCAACCTGGGTTTCGTTGCCCCTGGCGTCAGCCAGTCGAAGAATAATGCCGGTCGGCAGGCGGCAGCCCACAGTAACTTTGCTCATTGTTTGGATCCTTTTTCGTCAATCGTCAGCGCGTCAGCGTCAAAGCTCCCGGTGCGAAGCTGCCCATCCACGAACCAGGCGCATTCAACCAGGCGGCCGGAGCATCGCTCCACTGTCATGCAGGGTGAGCCTGAGCGTAGGCGGACGATCTCGCCGGGGGTAAATTGCTTCATCATCTCTCTCACAAAAGAGGGGGCTTTCGCCCCCATCTTAGCACAGCATCAAATTCCGAGCATCCCCTGCACGGCGGCAGGGCGGTACAGGACTGTACCCCAGGTGCCCTGGCTCTTCTTCTGCTTGAAGGCGGACATCTCGACAACCACAGGGTGGGCGCGCATCTTCTCAGTGAAGCAGCAGTCCCAAGTGCGCTGACCTTCGATCTCGTCAACAACCAGCTGGATCTGCTCGCCGGAACCGGTCTTGTATTCCGGCACGGTTTTCCAGGTTAGGTTGGGGTACGCCTGTTTGAGGTAGCCCTCAACGTTCAGGCCGTACTGGTTCACGAAGGTCTTGGCCGCGGCGGCAGACGGAGAAGTGATCAGCGTCATACGGCTGTCGGTGTCCACGTTGCCATTCAGGCGCACTTGCAGGTTCCAGAACATGGCCTGGATGTCTGCCAGCACTTCCTGGGCTGTCGCGTTGGGTACGCCGGAAGCGGTTGACCAGGTGGTGCCGCCAGCCGCCTTGGTGCCGGGGGTCAGGTTGGCGGGCAGGGCTGGGTCGTTCAGCATGCCGTAGTTCTGCAAACCAGCCACACCGAAGAGGTATGTTTTGTTCTGGAACTTGTTCAGGGTCAGCACAGAGGCGATCCCAACGCGGCTTGCCCAGTCGATGCGGGCTGCGCCTGCGCGTTCCAGTTCCTTCTCGCCCCACTGGGAAACGGTCTGGTAGTGGAAGCTCTGGCGCTGCGGGAAGTTGGTGTTCACGCCGGTGGAGCCGGAGTTGTTATAGTCACCATAGGCCGCAGTCTGGCCGGTGGATTCCACAACCGGGAACATCGCGGTTTCGGTGATCCAGTCGCCCTTCTTCACCTCGGAGCCGACAGCCTCGGCGGCCTTGATCGGGGCAACCAGCACCTCGATCATTTTCGGGTCGATGTAGGTGGTCAGGAACGCCGGGATGCCGGAGTTGCTGACAGTGACCAGGCCGGGCTGGGCGTCCATGGCGAGGTTGAAATCGTAGCTCAGCGTGTTATCCATTGCCATGGGCTGCTGGCCCATGAAGTGGATACCGGCGCGGCGCTCCAGCTCGCGGAAATCAATTACTTGGGGCATGGTTGCCGCTCCTTACAGGGTGATCACAGCCAGCTCGTTCAGAGCACAGCCTTGGGTGATAACGAAATCGGTCTCGATGAAACCGGCAAGAGTTGCGCCAGCTGCACCAGCTTGGACGGTGCCGTCAGACAGCTTGGCGAACACTTTGTTGCCTTTCACTGCGGCGCCCACGGTAGCGGTAGCCCAGTAGTCGCCAGTGCGCATCACGGTTACAGGGAAACCCTGCGGCACAACGTTACTGGTTTCGGCCAGGTAGACGGAGATCAGCGCCTGCTGCTCGCGATGGACGAAGCCATCCGGCTTGCCGGTGCCAGTGTTGGACACCAGACCGGTGGTGGCATCGATCCAGGCGAATCGGCCAACGGTTACACCGGCAGCGGCGGCAACATATTGGCCCTCGCCAGCCGGGAAGGATGCGCGGGGGTTGGCGGTGGCAAAATCACCAGCGACTGCAGGAGCCTGCTGGAGGTTTACGGTAGTTTGAAAACCCATTTTGTAGGCTCCTTATGCCTGACCGAAGCGGCCAAGATTGAATTGCTGCACAGTGGCGGCGGAATCCTCGGCAATTCGGGGCGCCGGGCGGGATGCCTTAACGTCCTTCACTGCGTTGAACATGGTGCGCAGGCCGGCGGCTGGCATGTCTTTGTGGTCGTGGCCCATCTTGCTCAGGGCGAAGCGGTACACCTCTTCGGCGCTGTCCATGCCGATCACGTCACCGACCACGGCGCGGACATCGACCTTGGCTTGCTCCAGTTGACGGAACTCGACGCGCATGGAGTCCATGGCGGCGGTCACCTTCTCTTCGACGGCTTCCGGATTCATGCCGGGCTCGGCATCTTTGGCTGGGCTCATCATGCCTTTGACGGCTTCCAAATCTTCCGGCGACAGCTTGCCAGCCAGGAAGCCCATCAGGTCAGGCTCGTCTTGGCCCAGTTCGCGATCCAGCTCGACAGCTTCGGGGGACTCTTCAACGCCGATCACGGCGTCGATGATCTCGTCAGCCTTCTCGGCGTCGATCTCAGAGTCCATGGCAAGCAGGCCTTTCAGCGCGGCAGCCTTTTTGAAGGTCTTCTTCTCAGCCTCCCCCACCAGAGCCGGCAAGGCCGAGTCCTGGGCGATTTTCGGGGACAGGCCGCGAAGCGAAACAAACAGGGCTTTGCCCAGCTTGGTCATTTTCATGGCGGGGGTTTCCTTTGGTTTATTGGTGTTCTTGACGAACGGGTTGGAGTCGGCCACGTATACATCTGGCCCGGTTCTGCCTGTCTCAATGACAGCCAAATGATTTCCCGCTATGTCGCGCATGGACCCATCGAACGCCTCGCCATCAGGAGAGACCCCCGGCGTCATGTCTGCGCGGTAATAGTAAGCAGGGGATAGCTCACATTGCTGTTCTGACTCAATTCCAGCTATTGCTGATGCAACCCAGAATGACAGCGACGCTTGCAGGAATGGCGCAGAGAATGAAACGTCAGAACCAATTGACCCGACAACATTCTCCTGCTTTGGCTCCTCAGCCGTCACGCGGATGTGCTTGTTGAGGATGGGCAGATTGTTGAACGTGCTGGCGCCCTTGGCGAGCTCTTCCGGATCGCGGTACAGGCGATAAACCCTGTCCGCATCAAGGCCCAGTTCCTGCCAATTCGGAATTTCTCGACCGAAGTATGGGCACTGCGAGCGGATTGCCGGTCAAAGGCCATCAAGTTTGGATTTGGCATCGTCTGAACCACGTTTCATGAACTGGGATAATGATAGGGCTTTGGTGATTTTATTGCAATCAGGCTTGGCGAAGTGCATTTATTGCGCTATGATTCTTGCGTTAATTACACAGGAGATAGAGATATGGCAAACTGGATTGAAGCAGCAAAACCGCCGCAGCTTCCCCTTGGTGACACTATCGAGGTTTGGGTTTGCGTAAAAAACCAGAAAGGGCGCTCGCGCACATGCGTTGCGTATTTTGTGAATCACCCGCTACCGCAAGAGGATGAAGATGGCGAGTTCCCCGACTGGGTTTCACTTAACTATGATGGTGAGCCGGCAGACTTTGTTGGATTCGCCGAGCTACTAAGTCATCCGGACTATGACGGGTATTACGAGCCGCTCAGTGGGGTTACACACTGGGCAGAAATCGAATATCCGGAAGTGCCGGTCACAATCACGCAGGAGCAACAACAATGAGAATCAGCAACAGCAAGAAGCAACTGGCCCGCATCATCAACGAAAATGGGGGTTGGCGTGATGGGGCTAAGTTTGCGGCCCAAGGCAGAAACCACGGGCATGTCGGGTTCGCTAGCGTAGCCCCCGTGCGCAACGGCAAAGTTTGGGACATGACCCGAGGCTTTGCGGGTAAATTCCTCGCAGATGAAATTCTGCCAAACTGGCACCAAACAATCCTATCCCGTGACGAGTATTTCCACCTGTACCCAGCGCCGGATGCTGATGGGTGGATTGAGTGGGAAGGTGGGATGTGCCCCGTTGAGAAGTATGCATGGGTTGAGACGCGCAGGAGAGACGGAGAGGTTGTTGAGCCAACACCGTCTGGGCTATTAGGATGGCAGCATTTTGGGTCCTGTGAAGATATAGTCGCTTATCGCATTATCGATCCTGAGCGAATCTCAATTGAACCCACGCCAACCATCGAACAACTGGCCGCCTACTACCGCAATCGCAAGGACTACGCCGACCGCAAGCAGCAAGAGGCTGATGACGCCAAGGCCGATGTTGGGGCCAAGCTGAAAGCGCTTAAGCTTGCTGGCAAGGAGCATGGGCTGCTCGTGTCGCCAATCACCGCAAAGCAAGATCCTGAGCCTGAGCTAGTGATTAAGGTTCAAGTCGGTGACGAGGTTGAGTGCATAAAATCAAACGTAAACCCCGGCAAGTACACGGGAAGAATTGGCACCGTCTCGTCTGTTGATGTTGACGACACATCAACTCCATATCTAGTTGATTTTGGTGGTGAGGCAAAGATTTGGTGTCATGAGGTGAAATTCATCCGCCGCCCATAACAACAAGGAGCTTGGCGTGAGAGAGATTCTTTATTGTGAAAGGCATGGCGATAGGTGGCTTGCCGGTGACGAGCCGTGCAAGCAATGCCGCGACGCTATGGATAAAGAAAATAAAATAACGGCTATGCTATCAAAGCCAAAAACAAGAAAAGGATATGTGTGGCCGCCAGACAAGTGGAGCAAAAAAGTTTAATAAAAGGCCCCCCTCACGGGGCCTTCTCTTTGGATCAAAACGGCAGCACGCTCTTGCTCACGCATCGGCAATTGATCTCCTGGCCTGGCAGGATCCGCTTGCCATCAATCAAACACCCCTCGGCAATTTTGAACTTTCTGCCATCTGCCGCAACGTGTGACTTTCTGGGCTCCTTGCCTCCATGTGAGTGCTGCCATACCGCTTCAGTGATACCAAGCTCTTGGCGTCTCGCCTGAGTGGTAACAGCGTTTAGCTTATTGGACTGGTCACGCGCAATCAGCACCGCTCGCCGCTGGGTGATGCCATATCGGGATTGCAGCTCTGCGGTTATCTCCTGCAGGTCGCGCCCCCGGCTATATCCCCGCATCACGATACCCTCCACCTCTGTGAAATACTGCTGCGGTATCGACTTGATGAGCGCCACATTCTCCACCACTGACGCCTTGGCCACGTCCTGCATGGCGCGGGTCATCTTGAAGTCAACCGCCCAGCCTGCATCCTTGAGCGCATTCTGGAACGAGTTGTCGGTTGCCTTGATAGCGCCGGAGGTAAACCGCTTGGCGATGTCATCGGCCATGGCGTTGAATCTGGCTATCCACCTCTTGGACACCTCTCGCACCCTGGCCGCCATCTCGGCGGCGGGTAGGGCGTCCGTCGCCACTTCTGGCGGCGCCTGCCGGTACTGTGCCGCCAGCCAGTATTCGGCGGAGTTGCTCATCTCCTTGATTAGCGACTCCAGCGCGCGTCGATAACGGGCCTCAACTCCACGATTCGAGTGGATGGCGCGGACTGTTTTGGGCTTTTGGGCCATTACTAGCCCCCTTCGCCCGGCAGCACATCCGGCTCAGGCATGTCGGGATCTGCGCCATCATCATCAAACATCCCCGGCTGCACGATCTCCAAGTCACCATCGATGTTATCCCACCCTGAGTCAGGGTCGTCTGACAGCTGCTGGCGCGCCTCGCTCGGGTCAATGACGCTGTTGGTAATGTAGATCTGCGCCTCCTGGGCCTTGTTGAATCGGATCTCGCTCTCCTCCTTCGCGCTAGTCTGCCACAGAGATTTGAACTTGAAGGTGATCGCGTCGTCAATCTTGCCCCACTTGCTGAGCTGGATGACTTTAAGCATGGTGTCTAGCGGGCTGAAATAGTAAGCCTGCTGCACCGAGCTGATGTCGTCATAGAAGGAGCGGATTTCCCCCTCACTGCTCGCGTTCAGGCCAGATGGGCTGATGCCAGTGAGCTTGATTGCCGGGATCTTCGATACCGAGCACATGTGCTCTTGTGACTGGCTTTGCAGGTCTGCCAGACCGGACAGCGGGGTGTTAACTTGGACAATGTCCTCGCTCTCTTTGTCGAGCACCCCCATTCCGGTGTTTGACTGCATGTTGACAAATATCTCAACCCGATCAAAAAGGTCGCTACCATCATTACCTGATAGAGTCTGCGCCATATTCGTCGCCAAGAACGTCTTGCTAAACTTGTCTATCAGATCGCTGACGGATTGCCTGGTTCGCAGCCAGTTCTCAACGTAGGGCTGGGCCAGCTGAGACATGGATATGCCAGAGAAGTTATATGCTGGCTTGAGCATGTCAGGTAGGGGGCGAGTGATGATGGTCAACAGGCGAGAGGCGTGCATCTCTCGGCCCAACACCCACCAGGTGCTTGGCTTATAGAAGTCAGGCGCGGTAGGGTCTAGCGCGTTGTAGGCGCTGGGGCTAGTCCACATCGGCTCGATGTTAGAGAATCCTGTCAGGCTGCCCTTCTTGATGGTTCTGGGATCCAGTATCAGCGGCACCGAAACGTCAGCGCCCTTGATATTGATTGAGATCTGGCCTCGGCCAAAGAAGCAGTCATGCTCGGCAGCCTTTTGAATGATCCCCATTACCCCGTAATACTCGCAAGCCTCCTCGAGTTCCTTGATCTTTTCGGCCATCTCCTTGGCCTTGGTCCTGTCCTTGCTGGTTATCTCGATCCCCTCGCGGGTGAGTTCGGTACTCAGCGTGGACGCAAAAGCCCGATACTCAGGCCGAGTGGCCAGCGCTGCCAGGTTCTGGTATCCGGGGAATGGCTGGATGTTGGCAGCATAGAGCCCGCCCGCCGCCGAGTTGAGAAACTGGTAGGTCGGGCCACATAGGGAGTCCATGGCCACAGCCGGGGTGGTGCCGGCAGGGACAACACCGGGCATGAGCTTAGGCGCCTCCCAGCGTCTGGCAGCATCCTTGGCGCGTTTCTCCATGGACTTGAGTAGCGCCCTGGGCATGCTGCGCTTGCGATGTTTCTCGCGCTCTTCTGCTTTGGCTGCTTCAACTGCGGCCTGCAACTCCGCAAGCCGCTTCTTCTTGATGTCAAATGGCCACATGGGCGCTCCTCGTGTCTGTTGGGGCTGGCGCCCAGTTAATGCTGGCTAGCGCCTGCCCATAGGATACCGCATGGCGCGGGCCTTGGCTTTCTCTGAAATCTTCATGCGACCGCGACTCTTCATGACCTGTTCCAGGCCGTAGCGGATCGAGTCGATGTAGTGGTTGAACTTGTCGAGTATGACCTTGGTCACGTCGCCGGACAACCGATCCACCTTGTAGCTGTAGCGCTGGAACTCGCGGGCCGTCTCCTGGCACCGTGGGTGTATCACCACCAGGGCGAAGCTTTTGATGAACTCGATGCCGTCCTCCACGCTTCCCTTGCCCTTCTCCACACCGATGATGCCGGGCATGTTCTTTCGCTTGCCGTCAAGATCTGGCCGCTTTAGGTAGCTGATTGACTCAGGGCGGGCGCTGTCGGCGCGGACCACCTCCCGGTCAAAGCCGGGGATCCGCTTGCAAATATAATCTGCGGTGTGATCAAGCTCTAGGCCAGTCTTGCCCGCTTCGAACTCAACGTAGAGCGTATCACCCTGGATCCAGCATTGGGTAGCCGCTGTGGGGTCCTGAGAGAAACCGAAGTCGAGCCCGTTGTAAGGCCCATCCCAGTCGTCACCATGTGTGAACTCCTTGACCTCGTACTTGCCAGCAAATATCTGCGCCTGTGAGTTCTTCCGATACGCCCCTTCCCACACCCAGGCGTAGGTCGGCCCATCCAGCCGGTTGTAGTCGTTCAGGCGCTCTTGTTCAAGCACGTCCGGGAACCATGGGTTGTCCGAGTAGTTCATCTCGACGATGCAGGAGTTTTCCGGGGCCTGCATGCGGAACCGCTGATTGGTGGGGCTCTCTTCGTCCTCGGGGTTCCAGGTGATCCAGACCTCGGAGTCCTCGGCCCGCACGGTCGGAAGCAGCTTGGACCATGCCATTTCCGACACGCTCTCCGCTTCGTCAATCCAGGCGATCAGGATCCGCGCCTTGGACTTGATGCTGTCCAGGTTGTGGCGCAGGCCGCAGAACACATAGGACACCCGGCGATCCTTGGTGCGGATGAACTTCTCGCCGATGTCAAAGAAGGCGTCCAACCATGGGGTTTCCCTGATGGCCTGCTTGATCTCCTCCATTGACGAATCTTCCAGCGAGTTCATGAATTCCCGCCCGCACAGCACCACCCCGCTGACACCGGCCTGGGCAAACATCATGGCCCGGACGGCGGTCATCTTGGCGAATGTTCGGGTTTTTGCCGAACCACGCCCGCCGTAGCTGCCCCGGTACCGGAAATTACCGGTGAACACTGGGATCAGCTTTGGCGGAACCTCAAGCCTGGCTGTCGTCATCGCCAGGGCCTACCAGTTGGATGACGGTTGGGGTCAGCGCGGAGCCGCCCGGCCCGGTGTGCTCAATGATCTGCTTATCCAGCCCCAGCAACTTGGCCTTGCCCATCGTGGCGGCAGTGGCGGCGGCGGCCTGGGGGGTCTCAGCGCATAGGGCGGCCTGGCGGTTCTCTTCCAGTTCGGCCAGGAGGGTGTCGACGGTGATCTGGTTGCGCTCCTTGGTGGCTTCCCGCAATTCCTCTATGCGTGCTGCAACGTGTGGCTCTGCTGCCAGCTCGCAGGCCTTGACGGCAATCACTGCCGGCTTCATCTTGTCGGCCTTGTAGGCCATCTTGTAAGCGGTTGTCTTCTCACCGGTCTCCATAAAGTACCGGCAAAATGCCTCTTGCTTCTCGGTCAGCTTCTTCATCATCTGTTGCTCATTACCGCTAAGTTACCGCCAAGTCTACCACTTTTCGCGCCGCAATAAAAAAGCCCCTCATGTGAGGGGCAAAGGTTGGCGTTGCACAGGATATTGGGTTGTGGCTTGAGACTCGAACTCAACTTGAAGAATTTGGACTTGTCCCACCGCTTCACGGCTCCTTGACCACAACTGGGGTTGCACTGGTTTGGATTCGAACCAAATCCGCCTAGGCGTTCCATTACGTTCAATGCAACCTCAGTTGTGTGCTCGTCGCGCTATCGTTCGACATGGCTCGGAGCTTACCGGAATGCCACCGGCTTGAGACGGATCACCTCCTGTCTGTTTCCTTGTCGGGGGAAACTGGTTCCGGTTACAGCGTCCGGCGAGCTATGGCGGCGTATCGGGCAATTCCAGTGCCTGCTCTGTGTGGTGGCCGGTGCTGAACTCCGGCTTTGCTGAACTGGTCCAGCCATTTCGTAGCCCATCAGCCTGGGCATTCACCACAAATCCATTCTCACTCACCCGCGCATTAAACGCAAGCTCTATTTCCCATAAACCAAAACATCCTCCACCTGCTGCGCCACTCGCTTGCGGGCCTCTGCATCCGCCACGCGATCATTCCAGCGTTGCAGGGCTTCGGCCTGCTCCCTAGCTTCCAGCTCCGCCCTGGTGAAGGGGCGACACTCCACCCCAATCATCACGTTGTGCACCTCGCAGACATCGCCACCGTGCTGGGCTTGGTAGGCCGCGATCTTCTCGTCCTTGTACTTCTGCCAGTGCGGGCCAACGCCAATCACCAGTACCACGATCACAGCCAGGATCATGCGCATGCGTCACCCTCAGCCAAATCCACCGTAAACGCCCGATAGGTCGTCATCACCAGCGCCAGATCTGCCTGGTCAGGCTTGTCCGCCGCCAGGGCCTTACCCATCAGCTTGACGCTGTAGCCTCGATCCTGCAGGTAGTAGGCTCCGTGCTGTGCGTCGCAGTCGGTGAGGAATTCGAGTTTTATTTGCACTGCATGGCCTCGTCGATTTCCGAATCACGCTCACTGATTTCGATGTGAAAAAATCTGCTCACATCAACCTCATCTGACATGTCTCGCATGAACCGATACCGCGCTGCGTCTTTTTCTGCTTGGCGTAGGCGGGTTACAAGCTCAATCATATCATCCGTTTTTACACACATTTCTGAGCATTTAAGAGCTTTCATTTCTCTAGAAATACCGCAGTAAAATTCAATGCTATTTATCATCTCTCACTCCTCCAACACCACCTGCCCGCCCGCCATCTCCTCCAGCATACGCCGCAGATGATGCAGACACCCAGCCGGAAATGGCTGCTTGGCCAGGCCTTTGAAAATCAGATAAACCCGCTTGTGATCAACCAGCCCCGGAAGCAGGCGGTTGACGCAACGGCGGATCGCCGTGTTCACTTTCCCTTTGCGATGAACCTCGGCGCACAGCTCGACCGTGACCAGCGCAGACAGGTAGGCGCATGCTTCGGCGTCGCGGGATGTGTAGGTCGTGATCACTTCGCAGCCTCCCGAGCGAAACGTGACTCACAGAACCCTGCCCTTGCTTCACACCAGTCGCGGTTCTGCTCCTTTGTGCTGTACGCACCGGCTCTGCGCCAGGCGGTGGCGGCCTCTTTGACCTGGCCCTGGTTTTCCATCTGGGCTGCTTCTGCTGCGAATTCGTTGAATGATGTCATGGTTATCTCTCCGTGTTGGTTGTGCCGCCCAGTGAAGGGCGGCGGTCTGCCCCTACAAGGCGGCCTTGATGTCGTCAATTGCCTTGCTTATGGCGGCAAGCTCATCATCATTGAAGGTCAGGTGTTCTTTCCAGTTGCCATAGTAGCGACCGATCCGGCGATGCACCCTAGACAGCTTCACCTGGCTGACGCCAGCCGCATCACAGATTGCGGACACTCGAATACCGCAGTCGATAGCAGCACGGACGCGCTCCATGACAGGTTCAACGCGCTTGGCGTCCTCCTCCATTCTTTCCTTTGAGAAATTTCCGGTTCCAGCAGGGCGACCCGGGCGGCGCTTAACTTTCTCTGCTTTGGTGTTTTGGCTCATTCTTTGCCCCTTCTGTTTTGGTGAGGCAATTATCCCAAAAAAACAATTGCATGTAAAGTTAATGCATCTCCCGATTCGCTTGGCCAGCAGCGAACTCTCCTGGAGCATGGCGTCGCAAACTACCTAAATCTCATCAATGCTAATCATCACAACTACTCTGTAATTTTTTCAGTTTTGCTTTGTACTCAGCCTCGATTGCTTGATAGTCCTCGCGGCGGTATCGCTTTGGTTCATGTGGCCCCTCTAAGAACTCGACTCGCTCAATGCCTATTTTTGCCATCAGCGCCGGGCGGTAGGCTGTCAGATTTCCGGACAGATGCGAGTTACAGGGGGCGCATTGTAGGTGGCAGTTGTCAGGCTCGAATCGCAGCTCTGGATTGCTCCCTGCTGGACGATAGTGGCCCGCATGGTTCTGGCCTTGGTGATGGCGGCCGCAGCTAATGCATGGCTGCCCGGCGTCCCTGGCGCGGACCCACGCATTAAAGGCTGATTGCGCCCGCTTCATCCAGTAACCGATCGGCTTAACCTCCATCTTTCGCTGGCGTATTTCGGACTTGGCCAGCCTCTCCACCTTGCCGGTGTCGGATTTTCGCTTTGCTTCCTGCCTGGCTGCAGCCTTGGCTGACTTCTCCCGAACGAACTCTATCGCGCACACGTGACAACAAAACCAAGCAACAGGGGTTTTCACCCCTGATTCTGCAGACTTGTATTCGGAACAGTGCTTGCACTTCCTGAGTGAGTTAGCCATGTGTAACCCTGCTTAATGACACTTGGAAAAAGTCGGCATCCAGCTCAATCCCAATAAACTTGCGGCCAGTGTTGACGCAAGCCACGCCAGTGGAGCCGCTGCCCATAAATGGGTCAATTACAGTTCCGCCATTGATGGTGTGGTTTATGATGAATTTCTCCATTAGCTCCACTGGCTTGCATGTTGGATGGCCAAATTCAGCTTTATCAGCTTTATTTATTTTTGATGTGTACACCATGCTCTTGCTTGCGTAGCTACCAAGTATTTTTGATTTGCTTCCCTTGATGTAAATCCAATACTCAACATCATTAAGATATTTGCAGTTGCAGAGTGGGGCTGGATTTGTCTTTTGCCATACACCTATACCGTATTGGAATCCATTTGATTCAGCCCATGATATGTACTCAATTAACTGCTTATTTGAACAAGTGAATACTCCGCAGAATTTTTGCTTGTGGCTGAACATTGCTAGGCAAGCATCAAGGAATGACTCTGTGTTTATGCCGTCAATCATTCCGGCATCTCTTACTTGCTGCATGAATTTTCGTCCACCGCTCACCATGCCTCCACCTTTGCTTTTCGATAGCTCATAAGGTGGGTCAGTCAGCACCATATCGACACTACCACTCGGGATCTCTTTCATGCGTTCAAGACAATCGCCCTGCATCATCCAAACTCGATCACCCTTGTAATCCATCACTCCACCCCCATCAGTTTCTTTGCTTCATGCCTGGCCAACTCACCAGCCAGCCACTCAACTCCTTTAGGTGTGAACTTGGCCTGAGAGTAGGCGTGTGAGCTATCCCCATGCTCTGCCATTCCAGCCTTAACCACGAACCGACCTGCGTCGATGTGCTCGGAGTACGGGGTCATCACCCCAGCCAGCCGATACATAACCTTGTTGCCGATCAAGAACTCGCGCAGATCTGTTTCTTTCACCTTGAGCAGTTTTGCTACTTGGCGGAATCCGAGATTGCCGGTTGACTCAACATAGCGATCTACGAACTCAGCCTTGGGTGCGGCAATAGCCAGTTGCGCCTGAGATTGCTCAAGCTCCATTGCAATGCGGCCAGCCTCAAGCAGTGCGGCAGCGTAGGTTTGCGGGATCTGGTATTGCTGCTCCACCTTCATGTCGATTGCGTCCTGGCGGGCGGCCTTTCCATTCTCTGTCATGGCGGCAAGAAGGACGTGGTTAGCTGCGTTCATTGTGAAGCGGTATACCCACTTGCCATTCTTGTTTATGGTGTAGTCAACGCCATCAGCCAGGTTGTGTTTCTTGATTTGAACCTGAATTTTGTCTGTAACGTTTTTCTTGTGGTACTCATAGCCGCAAACTTCCAGCATCTGAACCCCTTCAACCGTCATTGTCTCGAAGTCTACAGCCCCGACCTCCATCAAATGACGCCCTGCCTGCTCTAGATTTGTTATCAACATCATGATTATCCTAATTCGTTAATATTACATAAGTGCCTGATAATAAAGAACCTTTTGATGGGTTCAAAGTCCATTGATGCGCTTGAATATCTCGATAATCGCCGCACCCTCTTCACCCTCTGGCACTCTGATAAAGTCGCAATGAATAAGCGTAGCTATGTAGTCCTCTCTATCCCTGTCCGCATTTTGCTGTGACTTGTGGAATGCCTCGTCATACTCAATGGCTAGATCATGCTCAGGCATGTAGAAATCTATTCTGTAGCGCCCGACAGCGTGCTGCACATCAATCTTCACTAAGGGGAATGCAGAGCGCAAGAGATCGCCGAATCGAGTTTCTTTTCTTTCGCTATGAGATGTGATGGCTTTGTTTGTTGCGTTTGCGTAGATAATGGCAGCGGCGGGAGCTGTGAAGCTGTATGAGGTTGATGGTCTACCTCCGGTACTCTCCAGCGCCACTGTCGAAAAGTCCACGCCATCAATAAACCCGTGCTTATCTATTTGGCGCGCTATCGACTGTGCAGCCTTTTCAGTATCAAGACCGCAAACCTCAAGAAGCCTGCGCCCTTCAACCATCATGGTTTTAGTGTCTACCGCGCCAACTTCCATCAAGTGGCGGCCAGCCTGCTCAAGTGTCGTGATGTTCATAAATTCACCTAAATAAAAAGCCCCACAATCCACAGGAGCAAGCTGTGAAATGTAGGGCCAGGGTTTTGCAACCTTTGGTCTATGACCGTCTTGCTCACGGTAGACCAAAGGCAACTGGTATGAATCCTATCTCAAACCCTGCCATCCTGCAACCTAAGCATAAATGATTTTATGAGCAGGGGGCTGAGCCCATTATTCCTCGCCTCTCGATTAACCGCCTCAGAAACGCGCCGTGCGCATTCGGCCTCATTGCCGCGCCTATGCCACTCCATCTTGCCCAGCTCTGCAACCAAGCGCTTGGCTATGCGCCTAGCGGCAATCCTGTCTCTCTCGGTGATCTGCTTCATGCGGCACCCCACACATTCAGCGCCACCAGGAATGCCACCGAACCAAAAACAAAAATAAATGCAGCACCAATTATCACCTTCATAATCCTAACTCCTCTTTCCTGAGCCTGTCGTACTCACACTCTTCGGGGATTGTCAGCAGCAGACCGTAGTTCAGCGCCCAGTGATATACCATGTCCAGGTACAGCTTGAACTCCCCAACATCCAACCCTGAAGTTCCGCGCAGGGCGCTACGCCTCGTTGAAACACCGGTGATCACGTCAGTATCCATCACATCTTCGTGACCAAGGTACGTGTGGCACATCGCATCGTGAACCCATTGGACGGTGGCGAAGTCCTTTCCTTTCGATTTAAGCCAGTCACTAATCTCTCGGTACCACATCCACGAAAGGTTGTTCTGACTCAGGCTCCTAGCCTTCTTTCCGGATAGCTTCACCTGCACCGGGCCTTCCTTGACCATCTCTGCGAGCTGCTGGGATAACTGCTGAATGTCACGGCCGTCGATTATGATGATGCCGCTCATTTGAAGAACCACGCATAACCGTCGAACTCACGTTCGCGAGTGCAGGAGTAATAGGCGATGCCGTAATCGAATCCAGCAGCCTCTACAGCCCGTCTTCCAACAAACTCATACCGCTGACCTTCCGACCCTGGCAGCTTGCTGACTGCGCAGATGATGCGGCGCTTCGTCCTGCGCTTGAGGACGCCGTACTTGCGAGCCCGCTCCGCATACCCAGATGCCGTCCCCATTGAGATCTCGAACTTGTCTGATACATCCCGCAGCGACATCCCAGACACCAGCGCTTCGTATATCTGCTTTCCTCTCGGGCTTACCCAGGTTCCGCAAAACTCGACATACCCTGGTTTTCTTGCGTGCTTGCTCATGGCTTCACCATGTATTTTCTGACAGTGCCGCGCTGGCACTTCAGGATTTCAGCCGCCAGGGTAACATTGTTGTTGGTTTGCATGACTTGACTGACAGCCTCCATGTAAGCCTCCGTAAGCATTTCCTTTGCTGTACTGGTACCAACGCATAGGGATGCCTGCTCGAATGGCTTGTAGGTGCGTTTGCTTGCGTCATTCAGCCGCTTCCTGAGTGTCCACCTGTTGATTTCCAACAGCTCGCTGGCCTTTGTCTGGTTTCCGTAGCAAGCAACCAGTGCAGTGTTGATTGCAGTCTGCATGACATCAGCCTTGATGTCGTCCAGCGTTGCGCCATCAGCCAAGCGCATTTCGATATGTTTTTTCATTTCATCTCCTTGCCAATCTGCTCTGCTGCGCTGGTGATTGTGCAGCGGGTTTCCGCCAGCCATTGAGAACGCTGGCGCATTATTTCTTGCTTGTCTGAATCGTGATCAGGTTGCCAGCCACTTCCATTCCGTTTTCAGGTAGTTCATATCCCCGACCGACGACAGGCACCTCAGCCCACGGAATGTAAAATTGTGATGCTCACCTAGCTCACCAACTAAGCCAGCCTCAGTCGCATGAACATCAGTAACCGTCTTCCCGTTTATTTGCGCGTAGTGGCTGCGGGATGAGTGATGGCATGTCAGCGTAGACCCTTGCATCAACTGAATTACAAGCCAGGTTATTCCGGCAATCGGTTGCCTTGCGTCATTTAGATCACTCATACCACCTTCTCCCACGTGTAACCTGCGTAACTGCTGATTGTCCCGTTTACTGCCTTGCTGACCATGCTGGATGGAAATCCTTCCTCGTGCGCATGACTGAGTGACCTGAACCTCACAATCCCTAGCGTTTCGCTGGTTCCAATATACTCGTAAGACTCTGGCTCATAAGCCGGAAGCAAACCATTCTTGCGCATCGTCGCAACAAGGCTCCTGAGTGACGACACAAGCATTCCTGTGCGCCTAGCCATGTCATCGTATTGGATTGGATCTCCAATGCTGCCTATGAGCATCTGGCGCGCTATATCAGTCTTTGTGCGGCCCATCTTGCGTGGAGTGGGTATCAATCCAGCAGCCCGCATCCGATAGGTGATTACTCTCACTGCCCCACTATCAAGACCTGTTGCAATCTCGATCTCCTTGTAGCGACCAGTTGGGTCAACCATCTTGGCGATCATTCCACTTGCCATTTCCGTTGCTTGCCCGTGCTCCATCTCGCACTCCGTCAAACGTTATTTGTCAGAATCCGCCTTTAATCTTTCCTTGCTGCTTTTCCGTCTTCGGTGGGTTTAGCCAGTGTTCAATCTCGCCAGCAAGTCTAACGCCTTCATCTTGGTCTATGTCTGAGAACTTTCCTCCTGAAAAATCAATGTAGATTGTTCCGGTGTACCCCTCTCTGTTAAGCCTCACAATCACCTCCGCTAATTTGCTTGTGCTTCCAGGCATTCCGTCCGGCGTGTACGCGGACTGCCTAAATAGGCCAATCCACAAATCACAATCCTGCTCAATCTGCCCAGTGTCTCGGCTATCGCTTGGCATTGGGCGCTTGTCGTTTCTATCTTCCAGCTTCCGGTTTAGCTGGGTAAGCAACAGAACAGGGCACCTCATCTCTTTGGCTA